AAAGAGGTTTTTATATCTTTTGTTAAGTTCGGTAAGTGATTGTAAAAAAAAACACCTATCGGATATGCAATAGATATAGGCATATTCTCTAAGAAGTTATTTGCTGTCTCTCTAACGACTTCTCCAGTAACTTTAACATCTCTCCATCTAAACCGCTTCTTCTCAATTGGTCGGCATATCGTAGTTAGTATTTTATGAAGGTTGTTAAATATTACTTCTTGATTGTCTTTTGCGTCTTGTAAGATTTCCATATTGTTTATGTATTCTCCAAACAATAATTTTTTAGCGTCTAATTTAAACTCATACCAATGAGAACCAATCTTAAATCGTTTGTTCTTTAATGTGTTAGGTAACTCAGTATTTAAGAAAGCTAATTTCTTTTTTATTTTATGATAGTCATCTAGGCTTACGTTCTTAATAACTTCTTTTTTTTCTCCTGTTAATACGCATAGAATATTAATAACCCTTTGTATATCACTCATTTCGGTGTTTAATATAGGTCTAAGATTAATATACTTTTGTAACGTTATGTCATCCCAAGACGTTGGTACAGTTATTTCCATACTATTATATATAACAAATTTTTCAATATTTACAATAAAGACAAAAAAAAAGAGGAAACGCTCTTTTGCCGACTTCCTCTTTTAATCCTTAATTAAACCAAATCAATTACAAATATACAAAAAAAAAGCTATCTGTTAAAGTAGCTTTTAAATTATTTGTTTAGTGTTTAATTATTTTATTGATTAATAAATTCTTTTGCTTGTTAAGTAATTATTTCTTCATAGGTATAATTTAAATTAAAGCCGTGATATTCTCTTAAATCATAAATGACATCTTGTACATCTTGAATAGTTTTGTTTGTCAGTATGGATACTGTTTCCTCTAAATGATTTTTAATTATAAAGTTTTTCATTGTGTTTGTTTTAATTAATTACAATGCTAATATATAAATATATTTATAAACTACAAAACTTTTTTAAGTTTTTTTTTATTTTTTTTATCTCT